TAGATGTTGGTGATTATGCTGTTGGTGGCGAGCATTATAGCTATACTTATGTCGATAGAAAATCTTATGATGATTTTTGCAATACAATGGGTAATGGTTATGAAAGATTTCGTAGAGAATTAGAAAGATGTAGAAGTCTTGGGTCTTATTTATTTGTTGTTATAGAAACAGATTTATACAAGATGGAAAAAAAGAATATCTTTACTCCACAAAAAGTAAATTTAAAATATGTTTTCCACAATATGAGAACGATACAACATGACTTTAGAGATTGTTGTCAATTCGTATTTAGTGGAAATAGAAGTAATAGCACTCTCCTTATTCCAAAACTTTTGGTTTTAGGTAAAAAAGTCTGGAATACAGATATACAATATTTCTTAGATTCTGGCGTAATGAATTATTTTGAAAGGAAAAAATCATGAGTTGGGAAGCTGGTAATCAAAAATTAAATAAAAAATTTAAAAACATTAATCAAGAGATACTTGATACAAAAGGTTTTATTGACGAGAAGAAAGCTAAAATTTTATTATATAAATTTTTAAAAGAAAACCCATCTTTCTCTTCTGAATTAATCACAGGTGTTTCATTATTCCCGTTCCAGCATATGGCAATTAAAGCTATGATGGAAACTGATTACTTTTTGGGTATCTGGTCCCGTGGTATGAGTAAATCTTTCTCTACTGCAATCTTTGCTATTCTAGATGCGATTTTAAATCAAGGCGTACATATTGGAATCATTAGTAAATCATTCAGGCAGTCTAAAATGATTTTCCGTAAGATTGAAGAGATTTCTCGTAGTCCTAAAGCTGGATTCCTTTCTCAATGCATTAATAGAATATCAAAAACAAATGATGAATGGGTAATTGAAATTGGTAGAAGCAAGATAACAGCCCTGCCACTTGGCGATGGTGAAAAACTCCGTGGTTTCCGTTTCCAGAGAATGATTATTGACGAGCTTCTTCTGATGCCAGAAAAGATTTTAAATGAAGTTATTCTTCCATTCCTTTCTGTTGTAGAAAACCCAACTGAAAGACAAAAGCTTTATGATTTAGAAACCACTTTGATTCAACAGGGTAAGATGTCTGAAGAAGAGCGTTATAGATGGCCAAATAACAAAATTATTGGATTATCTTCAGCGAGTTATAAATTCGAATATCTTTATAAACTATATCAACAATATGAATCATTAATTTTCAATAATGCTGAAAAAGATAATGCTCATAGAGTTATTATGCATTTTAGTTATGACTGTGCGCCAGATCAGCTTTATGATCAAAACTTAATTAATCAAGCTAAAGCTACAATGAGTCAGTCTCAGTTTGATCGTGAGTTTGGTGCTGTATTTACTGATGATAGCTCTGGTTACTTTAAGGTAAGCAAAATGGCGCTTTGTACCATACCTGATGGAGAAGGTCAAAGCGTAGAGGTTGTGGGCGATCCTACAGCTCAATATATACTAGCATTTGACCCGTCTTGGTCAGAAAGTGAAGGGTCTGACGACTTCTCCATGCAATTATTAAAAATTAATCCAGAAAAAAGAAATGGAACAGTAGTTCATAGCTATGCCCTTTCTGGAACTAATTTGAAAAAGCATATTGAGTATATGCATTATTTATTAACTCATTTTAATGTTGTTTCGATTGTAGGTGACTATAACGGAGGCGTTCAGTTTATTAACTCTTGTAATGAGAGTGAAATATTTAAAAAGGCTGGAATTAAATTAGATATGTTTGATGCCGATTTCGATAATCCGCAAGAATATGATAAAGCTTTGAGAGATGCAAGAAATCAATATAATATATCTACTAGAAAAATCGTTCACTTAAGAAAACCAAGTTCTGCTTGGATTAGATACGCCAATGAATCGTTACAGGCAGCATTTGATCACAAGAGAATATGGTTTGCTGGAGCGGCAATGGACGAAGCTTATAATAAACAAAGGTTAGCTAATATACCAATTCAAACATTAAAATTCTCAAGGCATGATGATGAAAAAGAATCTGGCGCTAGACAAATTGATTTTATTGAACAATTAAAAGACAATATTGAACTTATTAAAGTACAATGCGCACTTATTCAAGTAAATACTTCAGCTCAAGGTACGCAAAGTTTTGACTTACCAATGAACTTAAAAAAGCAAAGGGGGGCTGATAAAGCAAGAAAAGACTCTTATTCTACGTTAGTTTTAGGCAACTGGATGATGCAGACTTATTTTGATATGATTAACCTTCAAGAGCAAAATATTCAAGCTACATTCGTCCCAATGTTTATTAATTAACTTTTAAAGTTAACTTTTTGACATTTCGGTGTAAAATAGTGAAAGTATGAGCGGCTCAAAAAGACAGTATAATAAAAAATCAGATTATTGGACTAAATTTAAAAAGGTAGAGACTTCCATAAGTAATGTCATACCACAAACACAAAATTATGAGCCGCAGTTATGTGGTGAGCCATTTTATGTATCAGATGCTACAGCAAATACTAAAGAATTGATTTTTAGTAAAGCTTCCTATTCTCGTAGAAGCGGAGAAAGTCCTACTGGTTCTAGAAAAAATGTATCTGCGATGACTCCAACCACAGATAGGTTTGGGAGTATTAGAAATGGTTTGCTTCCATATAATTACGCTATGGATGGCGTTAATGTTCGTGAAGCTATTGAACTTTGTCAAAAGGCTTATGCTAATGTTGCTGTTTTTAGAAACGCTATAGATATCATGTCTGAGTTTGCTAATACGGAAATTTATCTTGAAGGTGGTACTCAAAAAAGTAGAGAATTTTTTACAGAATGGTTTAAAAAGATTAAATTATGGAACTTAAGCGACCAATATTTTAGAGAATATTATAGAAGCGGCAATATCTTTTTATATAGAGTTGATGGCAAGTTTAAAACAGATGATTTTGCCAAATTAGTTAATCAAATTGGTATCTTGGGCAATAATAAAATACCACTTAAGTATATTTTACTTAATCCTTTTGATATTGTCGCAAAGAGAAGCTCTACTTTTGCCGTTGGCGCATACGAAAAGATTTTATCAGAATATGAATTAGCTAGATTGCAAAATCCAGTTACAGAAGAAGATAAGGAAATTTTAGATGCAATGCCACCTTCTGTTAAAAAAGATATTAAAAAGGGGGCATATTATACAGATGGATTAAAGATTGAACTTGATCCAAAAAGATTAACTTATTCATTTTATAAAAAACAAGATTACGAACCATTTGCGGTTCCATTCGGATATCCAGTTCTTGAGGATATCAACGCCAAAATGGAACTTAAGAAAATGGATCAAGCAATTACCCGTACCGTAGAAAATGTTATTTTGTTAATTACTATGGGCGCTGAACCAGATAAAGGCGGCATTAATGCTCAAAACTTATCTGCAATGCAAAGTTTATTTAAAAACGAAAGCGTTGGAAGAGTATTGGTTTCAGACTATACAACAAAAGCAGAATTTGTTATACCAGATTTAGGAAAAGTTTTAGGTTCTGAAAAATATAAAGTCTTAAATGAAGATATTAAACAAGGTCTTCAAAACATTGTTATTGGTGAAGAAAAATATAGCGCTACAGAAGTTAAAGCTCAAATATTTATTGATAGATTGAAAGAATCTAGAAATGCATTCTTAAATGATTTCTTACAAGTCGAAATTAATAGAATAGCTAAAGAATTAGGATTTAGATCGTTTCCAACAGCAAAGTTTAGAGATATTGATATGAGAGATCAAACTCAACTTATGCGCATTACAACAAGGCTTATGGAGCTTGGTGTTCTTACTCCACAACAAGGTATGGATATGTTCCATACTGGTCAATTCCCAAAAGCAAAAGATATTTCGCCAGCGCAAAATACATTTAATGAAGAGAGAAAAGATGGTTACTATAATCCACTAGTTGGCGGTGTTCCATTAATTTCTCCAGGTGGAGATGGTGAACAACAAGTTCAAACAACTACTACTAATAAAATGGCTGGAAGACCAGAAGGTACAACTGGAATTCCTTTAGTAAAAGGAAATTATTCAGTAAAAGATATTCAATCAGTAGTAAATAAAATTGAAAAAACACGCGCTACTATTTCAACTAGTTTAAAGAAAAAACTTAATATCAAGAAGTTTAATGAACAACAACAAGATATGTTGAATAAGTTATGTGAAGCTGTTGTAGTTTCAGGTGATATAGAAACTTGGGAATCAATAGCAAATTCTTGTGTAAATAATTTTGATAATATCGCTTCATTAAATACTATGCCAGATATTTTATCTATATTGGCAGAACATCAATTAGAAGATGATTACTCAGCAGCAATTTTATACCATTCTCAAAAAATAAATGAAAATTAATCCAGAAGACATCAAAGTGCCACTTGAAAAAATAGTGGAAGTTAAAAACGGAGAAACTCAAGTATCTCTTGCTAAAATGGCAGACAAAAAAGCTGTAGTATATAAATCATTTATGAGTGCATGTGCATCAGATGATAAAGCTCTTGTTGATACAACTGATATGGATGACGAATCAACTATGAAAGCTTGTATGGTTCAATTTGATAAAATGCAAGGTATGCTTATGGAAGAAAGTGATTCTGGAGAATTAACTCCTGCTCAGAAAAAACTTCCACCAGCACTTCAAAAAGCTCTTCTTGAAAAAATGGATAAGCCTTCAGATCCTGCTTCTCATGAAAATGAAGAAACAGAAGAGGAAGAAAAAATGGAAGAAGGCGAAGATGATGAAGAAGAAAAAGAAGATTAATTTTTAAATATGAAGTATAAATACACCACAAAATTTGAAGCCCCAATATATTCTTGCGCGATTGGTGATGAAACATTTATTTCTAAAGCGTCTTTAGAGAATTTAAAACCATTAATTCCACAAGATATAGATTTCTCAGAAAATATTGATTTACTTGCTGTTGCTTTTAACGCTGCTGTAGTAAATAAATTTAATAAAAATGATGATGGTATGGATGCAGAAACTGCCGCAAGGGTAGTTAAAAACTTTATTCATAAACCAACAAACATTGAACATGAAAAAAGCAAAATTGTAGGACATATTGTATCCGCTGGGTTTAGCGAATATGGTAATGACAATAAAATGCTTTCAGTTGAAGAAATTAAAGATCGCTTAGATCCATTTAATATTTCTCTTGGAGCAGTTGTTTATAAATATGCAAACAAAGATTTTGCTAAGTTAATAGAAAGATCTGTAGATCCAGAAGATTCTTTATATCAACATATATCTACAAGTTGGGAAGTTGGTTTTAGTGATTATGTAATTGCCGTTGGTGGTAATGATTTAAAAGATGCTGAGATTATTAAGAACCCAAAACATTTTGAAGAAATGAGAGCTAAACTTAGAGCTTATGGCGGTTCTGGTAAATTAGATGATGGATCAAAAGTTTATAGATTATTAAGAGGCGATATTTATCCTCTTGGTATTGGG